ACCACATCAATGGTTTAGGATATGAAGATGGACGTATCTTGGTTACATCACACGGATTTATGCCAGGTAGAGAAGATTCAGAAGAGAAGAAATCTATCGAGGATTACAAGAAAGAAAATGGAGATTACATCAGTAAGATGTTAGGCGTTAATGTTACAGACGCTTCCGATATTGAAGTTGTAACAGAAGACTCAGATCTATAAAAAATTTTAATGTCCGTTTTACTTGTTGATGGAGACAATTTACTTACAATCGGTTTTTATGGTGTCAAGAATTATTTCTTTAAGGGCACTCATATCGGAGGAATCTATCATTTCCTTAATACTCTTAGAAGAGAGTTTGAGAAACACCATTTAGAAAAAATAGTTGTTTTTTGGGATGGTGAAGATGGTTCACAAACCAGAAGGAAATTGTATGTCCATTACAAGGAAAATAGAAGACAAAGAACTCGTACAGAAGAAGAATTACATTCTTATCAATATCAAAGAAGTAGAATAAAACAATACTTAGAAGAGTTATTTGTTAGACAGGGTGAATATGAATATTGTGAGACAGACGATTGTATTGCATATTATGTTCAAAACTCAAAAGAAAATATAGTAATCTATTCTTCAGACGGAGATTTGACACAATTAGTGTCAGAAAATGTACAAATATACAATCCGTCTCATCAAAAATTGTACAAACAAAACGATACGATTGTTTACGACCATCAAGAAATTTTGATTGAAAATGTAAAGTTGGTTAAGATGTTATGTGGTGATAGTTCCGATAATATAGCAGGAATTAAAGGAATGGGTGTTAAAAGATTTTTGTCTTTTTTCCCTGAACTTAAAACAGAACATCTTTCAGTTGAACAAATCAAAAGTAAATGTAATGTCTTATTTGAACAAGATAAACATAACAAGTTACTGACCAATTTACTGACAGGAGTTACCAAATATGGTGTATTCGGTGAAGAATTTTTTGATATCAACAATCGTATTGTTAGTTTGGACAATCCATTTCTTACAGAAGAGTCAAAAGAAAATATCAATTTATTAATTAACGAAAATTTAGACCCTGAGGGTAGGTCATATAAAAATACCATGAGAATGATGATGGACGATGGTTTATTCAACATACTACCCAAAACGGATGACGCATGGATTAAATTTTTAAATCCATTTATGAGATTAACAAGAAAAGAAAAAAATAAAACAAAAACAATTAAAATTAAAAACTATGAGTAATCAGGACAACATTACCAAATTTGAATTTCTATTGACCTTAGAAGGGAACATCATTTGTCAAAGATATTTCAATGTAAAAGACCACGTTAATCAGGCCAGACGTTCCATGGACCTTCATTATTATGTAAAAAATATTTGTAATGAAATTTCGGAAGATTTGAAAATAAAAAGTTCCAATTATCTATGCGAATATCAAAATTTTATCTTGAATTCCGAGAATGTGGAAGATGAAAAAAGTCAAGAAAAAGAACATTTTTTATTGGAAATCAAGTTGGGGGACGATGTATTTATTCAAAGAATATTCCCAGCATATGTCTTCCACCCAAAGGTTAGATATACGGTTGATATTCGTCCAAAACTTAAAAGATATTTGTCAGATTTAACAGACATTTTGTCTTCTGAAGATTTGGAAACGGTTTATTTACAATACGAACTTTAAAAATTTTAGAACAATTATATGGCAGAGAAGAATTTTGGACATTTAGGATTTTCATTTCAACAGTCCCTTATAAAGGCGATTATTGAAGATAAAAAATATGGTGAGACAATTATTGATGTATTAGAGAGTAAGTATTTTGACAACATGTCCTTTAAATATATAATGGAAAATATGAAGGAACTTTACAAAAGTTATAGTAAAATTCCTAACTATGATACTGTAGCACAAAAAATTATGGCTGAAAGTGGTGATAACGGTAAAAAACATATTGACACATTAGAAACTTTAAAAAATCTAGAAGTACATACTGAATATGTAAAAGACACTGCACTTAATTTTTGTAAACAACAAAATTTAAAAAGAGAATTAAAAAGTGTAACTAACATTATTGAAAGTGGTGAATTTGAATCATACAACAAGATTGAAGAAATCATTCAAAAGGCATTACAAGTAGGTATTGCAAATGACGAAGGAACCGATGTATTTCATGATATAGATGGTGCTTTAGCTAAAGATAATAGACATCCAATACCAACAGGAATTGTGGGTGTAGATAACATTCTAGAAGGTGGTTTAGGTAGGGGTGAATTAGGTGTTGTATTGGCACCAACTGGTACAGGTAAAACAACATTATTAACAAAATTTGCTAATACAGCATATAATTGGAATTATAATGTTTTACAAATATTTTTTGAGGATAATCCAGGTAATATTAAAAGAAAACATTACACAATTTGGTCAGGTATTGCACCAAAAGAACAACCTGAATTTTCAGATGAAGTTAAAACCGCAGTCGGAGAAGCTCAAGAACGTTCTAAAGGAAATATCAGATTAATGAAATTACCAAGTGATAATGTTACTATTTCAGAAATCAAAAACAAATTAAGAAAATTAAATTCAGAAGGTTTTAAAACTGATTTATTAATTATTGATTATGTTGATTGTATTAGTCCTGAAAGAACAACAATGGGTGAAGAATGGAAAGGTGAAGGTTCTATTATGAGAAGTTTAGAAGCAATGACAAGTGAATTTGATATTGCTATATGGACAGCAACACAAGGTAATAGAGAATCAATTTCATCTGAGGTAGTTACAGGGGACCAAATGGGTGGTTCAATTAAAAAAGCACAAATAGCACACGTCATACTTTCTATTGGTAAAACTTTAGAACAAAAAGAACATAATCTTGCAACATTAACATTATTAAAATCACGTATCGGTCGAGATGGTGTAATTTGGCAGAATTGTAAATTTAATAATGAGTTCCTTGTTATTGATACAGATTCTCAAAATACATTATTAGGACACGAAGAACAAAAAACACAAGAAAGAGCAAATAGAGTTGCAGATGTTTACAAAAAGGCACAAGAGAAAAAGGCGGGTGTTGCTATAAAACAATAAAAAAAATAAAATATAAAACTACAAATGCAGAAAGGTAAAAAATTTCTGAGTGATCTTAAATTGCACTCAGATTACTTCAAATGGAAGGAAGAAGAACAAAGATACGAAACATGGGAAGACGCATGTGAAAACATAATTGATGGTCATAGAATCAAGTATAAAAAATATGCAGATATGGTTGAACCATACTTACAATCTGCAGTGGAGAGTATGAAAGACCAAGCGGTTTTAGCATCTCAAAGAAATTTACAGTATAGACATGAACAAATTATGAAACATAATACAAGAATGTTTAACTGTACATCAGGACACATTGCTCGTAATAGAGTGTTTCAAGAGATTTTTTATTTAGCATTATCTGGTTGTGGTTTTGGTGGTGGATTGTTAATTCCTTTCGTTAACAATTTAAGTAAATTACAAAAAAGAAGTTTAGGTACTAAAACATTTTATATTGAAGATAGTATTGAAGGATGGGCAGATTCATTAGGTGTTTTATTATCATCATATTTTGTTGACGACCAACCATTTCCTGAATATGCGGGTTATGAAATCAAATTTGATTATTCATTAATAAGAGAAAAAGGAGCATTTATCAGTGGTGGATTTAAAGCACCTGGTCCTGAAGGTTTAAAACAATCTTTAGAAAAAATTGAACAATTGATTGAAAAGTGGATTGATAAAGAAGGTAATAAAATTAGACCAATTTTAGCATTTGACATTATTTGTCATTCAGCAGATGCGGTATTATCTGGTGGTGTTAGACGTTCGGCATTAAATATGATTGTTGACCCTAATGATGATGAAATGATTCATGCTAAAACAGGTAATTGGAGAATGGAAAACCCACAAAGAGGTCGTAGTAATAATTCAGTATTATTATTAAGAAGTGAGGTTAAGAAAGAACAATTTAATTACTTAGTACAATTAAACGATGGCGCAAATGATATCGGTTTCGTATTTGCTAATAGTTGGTTTGACATGTTTAATCCTTGTTTTGAAATTTTAAAAATACCTGTATTAGATAATGTTGATTTTGGTAAAATTGCATATGAAGATGTTGAAGATTATGTAAAAAACAACAAAAGTAAATTTGGTATTCAAGGTTGTAATTTGACAGAAATTAATGCTGAGAAGGCAACAACAAAAGAAAAATTCTTTAAGGCTTGCAGAGATGCTTCTATATTAGGAACATTACAAGCAGGTTATACTGAGTTTCCTTATTTAGGACCAGTTAGTAAAGCAATATTTGAAAGAGAAGCGTTATTAGGAGTTAGTATCACAGGTTGGATGAATAACCCTAAATTATTTAATGCAGAATTATTAGAAGAAGGTGCTCAAGTTGTTAAAGACACAAACAAAGAAGTTGCTGCGGTTATTGGAATCAATCAAGCGGCAAGAACTACTTGTGTAAAACCTTCAGGTAATGCGTCAGTTGTATTAGGAACTGCTTCAGGTATTCATCCAGAACACTCTGAAAAATATTTCCGTATTATGCAATTGAATAAAGAAAGTAATACAGCAAAATGGTTGACTGAAAATATGTCGTTCTTATTAGAAGAAAGTGTATGGTCTTCAACTAAATCAGATTATGTTGTTTTTGTACCAGTTGAAAATCCTAAGAATGGTTTATTCAAAAAAGATATGAAAGGTATTAAACATCTTGAATTAATTAAATTAGTACAACAACATTGGGTAAATGCCGGTACTAATCCTGAATTATGTACTTATATGCCGGTAAATCATAATACATCTTGTACAGTAATTATTGACGATAAAGATGCAATTGTTGATTACATTTGGGAACAAAGAGATTTCTTCACAGCTGTTAGTTTTATGTCAGATTATGGAGATAAAGATTTCAACCAAGCACCTTTTACATCAGTATTAAATCTTGACGAATTGGTAGAGACATATGGTAAAGGTTCGGTATTAGCATCCGGTTTAATTATAGATGGTTTACATTACTTTAATCAAAATTTATGGTTAGCGTGTGATACTTTATTAGATAGAAGTATACCATTGACAGGAACAAGAGAACAAGTTTTATTAAAAGAATATTGGTTATCAAGAGCCAAAAAATTCGCTAAGAACTATTTTAAGAATGACATTAAAAAAATGATTTATTGTTTAAAAGACGTACATTTGTTCTATAAATGGGAAACTATCACTCGTCAATTTAAAGAAGTAAATTTTGGTGAGATTTTAGATAAACCACAATATAAAAACATATCAGATTTTGCAGCACAAGCTTGTAGTGGAGCACAATGTGATGTAACAACAATTTAAATATGAGTAATACTTTAGGTTATGTAATTGTGTTTTTTTGTGATTTTTTATTGGCGGCAATTTGTGCATTAGCATTAGTATATAAAAATAACACTAAAGAAACGTAATGAAATTAGAAGAAGGTATTGATTATATAATTGACGAGAAGTCGGGGCTTATGGTCCTGACTTCTTTGTTTTTACAAAAACGAGGGTATTGTTGTTCCAATGGATGTGCTAATTGTCCATATGACCCACCTCACATAATTAAGGGGAATAGTAAAATAAAAGAAGATACATAACCATTTTAGTATTGTTTATATTTATATCATATGGCGACAACGTATGGTATAGATTTTCCATTTAGGGACAGTTTAAGTGGTAAATTCGTTAAAATGACTGGTTTCCCTGAAAAAGAAATTAGAGCGAATTTAATACATCTTTTATTAACAAGAAAGGGTAGTAGATACTTCTTACCTGATTTTGGAACTAGACTATATCAATATATTTTTGACCAAAATGATTCAACTACATTTGGATTAATTGAAGGGGAAATTAGAGATTCGGTTAAGACTTATATACCAAATTTAGAAATTACATCAATTACAGTCACTTCAGCTGAAGATGACCCAAATGACATTACAAGTCCCGCAGAACAAGAGGATAGTAGATTGTTTAGAGTATCTGACCATTCGTCAAAACCATATACTGCGAGAGTAAAAATAGAATATACAGTAGATAACGGAGCATTTACAACTTCGGATTTTGTAATATTAAACATCTAACATGAGTAAGAAAATATCATATGCAACAAGAGATTTTGCTGGGTTAAGAGAAGAATTAGTTAACCTAACAAAAGCGTATTATCCAGATTTAATTAATAACACAAATGATGCATCAATCTTTTCAGTTTTGTTAGATTTGAACGCAGCAGTTGCAGATAATTTACATTATCATATAGATAGAGTTTGGCAAGAAACTATGTTAGATTTTGCTCAACAAAGACAATCATTATTCCATATTGCAAAAACATATGGTATCAAAATACCAGGTAATAGACCATCAGTAGCATTATGTGATTTTTCAATTAATGTACCTGTAAGAGGTGATAAAGAAGATGAAAGATATTTGGGTATTTTAAAAGCGGGTGCACAAATATCAGGTGGAGGACAGGTTTTTGAAACAATTAATGATATTGATTTTTCTAAACCATTTAATGATAAAGGAGAACCAAACAGATTAAAAATACCTAACTTTAATACAAATAATACACTTATTTCATATACGATTACCAAAAGAGAACCGGTAGTAAATGGGGTTACAAGAATTTTTAGAAAAACAGTATCAAATAACGACCAAAGACCATTCTTAAAAGTATTTTTACCTGAACAAAATGTATTGGGTATTACAAGTGTAATACATAAAGATGGTACAACCTTTGCTTCTAACCCAACAACATCTGAATTTTTAGATACTACTAATAAGTGGTATGAAGTAAAAACTTTAATACAAAATAGGGTTTTTATTCCTGATGAAACGGGGGTATCAGATAGTCATAATTTTAAATCGGGAACGTATAAAGATGTTGTAAATAAATTTGTAACCGAATATACACCTGAAGGATATTATTCAATTACTTTTGGTTCGGGTAATGTAAACCCATTGGATAACTTAGACAATTACATGAATGGGTCTATGAAAGTTAATTTGGCAAGTTATTTAAATAATTTATCATTAGGAAGTATACCAAAAACAAACACAACATTATTTGTAAAATATAGAGTGGGTGGAGGTAAAAATTCAAATTTAGGTGTTAATATTATTAATAGTGTTGATAATATTGAATTGGTTGTAAATGGACCTAATTCTAACATCAATTCACAGGTTATACAATCAGTAAGAGTTACTAACGTAACACCTGCTGTAGGTGGTGCAGACCAACCAACTATTGAGGAATTAAGAAATATGATTTCTTATAATTTTGCGGCACAAGATAGAGCGGTTACATTAAATGATTATAAATCTTTAATTGAAACAATGCCGTCAACATTTGGTGCACCTGCAAAAGTTAATGTATTAGAAGTTGATAATAAGGTACAAATTAAAATTTTATCATATGATGAAAAAGGTAATTTGACTGATACAGTGTCTAACACATTGAAAAACAATATTATAAATTATCTTTCTGAATATAGAATGATAAACGATTATATAGATATCACTTCTGGTGAAGTTGTCGATTTAGGATTGGAAATTGATTTGATTATTAACAAGAATGAAAGTTCAACTGAAATTATTAAAACTACAATTAATACTACTATAGATTTCTTTGATATCACAAAAAGAAAGATGGGAGACCCATTATTTGTTGGTGATTTGATTAGACAAATTGGTCAGGAAAATGGTGTAGTAAATGTTGTTGATGTAAGAGTATTTGGTAAAGTTGGTGGTTTATATTCATCAGCTGAAGTTGCTCAATCATATAAAGACGATAATACCAAGGAAATCCAACAAACAGATATGACCATTTTTATGAAGTCAAATCAAATATATCAAATACGTTTCCCTAATTCCGATATTAAAGTGAGAATTAAAACGTTAGGAACGACTACATATTAAAATGTTTTTTCGTTATTATAATAGAAAATCGGTTAGTTTCTATTTATAAGAGTAATGCAAAAACACAGAATTTTAACAAATATTGGTGGTGATAAGAAAGTAACCCTTGAATTAAAACAGGATTACGAACTATTAGAAATCTTATCACTAAAATTCACACAACAACAAGCTTATACCTCATTCTGTTCTGATTATGGGGTAGTGTGTGGACGTATTTCTGTGAATAATGGTTTAGGTATACCAAATGCAAGAGTATCCATATTTGTACCTCAAAAGGACATACATGCTAATGACCCTGTCATCTCAGCGTTATATCCATACACTCAAATTTCAGATAAAGACGATAATGGGTATAGATATAATCTTTTACCTAAAAGACAACAACATGGTGGTCATGCTCCAACGGGTACATTTTTTGACCAAAATGATATTCTTGCTAGAGAAGAAATTTTGGAAGTATATGAGACTTATTATTCATACACTGTAAAAACAAACAACGCTGGTGACTTTATGATATGGGGTGTTCCTTTAGGAAACCAAACAATTCACGTTGATATTGACTTATCAGACATTGGTTGTTTTTCACAAAGACCTTACGATTTTATAAGACAAGGTGCTGGTGTTGATAAATTCAAGAACAAATATAGTTTTAAAGCATCTGAGGATTTTAATACTTTACCACAAATAGTAACATTTGATAAATCAATTGAGGTTTATCCTTTTTGGGGAAATGAAGAGTTTTGTGAGATTGGGATTACAAGAACAGATTTTGATTTATCTGAAAGAGGAATTAAAATAGAACCTAAGGCTTTTATAATAGGTGGACAGTTTACTGATTCAGGTAAAAATTCAATAAATAAAAATTGTACTCCACGTAAAAAAATGGGTCGTAAATGTGATTTAGTTCCAAAATCAGGTATAATTGAAGCTATTAGATTTACAACTGCAAAAGATGAAAATCATAGACCTATTTTAGAAGCGGTTGATTTACATGAAGATATTCCTGATGATGGTTCATTTGTTTTCCCTATAAACATGAATATGGATTATCTCTACACTAATGAATTTGGAGATAATGAAATTACCAATGACCCAAATAAAGGTGTACCAACTTCAGCATGTTATCGATTTAGATTTAACATGGCAGATAATGGATTAGATAGAGTAAGGGCAAATGCAGATTTTTTAGTTCCTAATATTAGAGAATATCATACTGGTAACACAATAACTAATGAAAGTGTTGATGATAAGTCTTATGCTTGGTCTTTAGATTGGAATGATTATCCATCGGTGGCAGTAACTAATGACCCAAATATTGGAATATTATATAATGAATATGGTGAATATTATCCAAAAGATTATTTTTACAGATTTAATTATAATAAAGTTTACACTGTATCATCTTTTCATAGTCATTATATTAGTAGTAATTTTTTTGGTACTGTTGGGTTTGCTAATATAAATGAAGCACATCCACCTGAAGAAGAAGATTGTGGAGATAAGTTAACACCACCAACAAATTTTGGTAATAAAAATTACACATTTACATTATTAATAGCCGATGTTCTTTTAGCAATAGAAAATTTATTTAATATAGTAATTTTATTATTTTTTAATGTATTGTCTAAATTATTTGTATCTATTGGACAATCATTTCAGGATACTTGTTTTTTAGGAATTTGTCCTTTAGGTGGTTTAGGTAGATGGATGAGAACTGTTGGTTATTCTTTAATGGATTCAGGTCAAAAAGGTTTACAACTTGTTGCGTATCCTGAATGTGAAGAATGTAATGCTGGTGAAAATGGTGTTACATCACAAGGAGTTGGAAATATAAATTATTGTGTGGTAGGTGAAGTAAAATATATCACAAAAAACATTTTTGGTAATTTAATAACATATATTGAAGGACTTTATAATTATACAAATATACCTAATGGATATATTACATTTACGCAACCAACAAATGGCGAATGTACAGGTTCAACAATACCGTTAAGTTTTAATGGTTTTTTATCAACACAACAAAATTATGGAATAAAGACTAATACAGGTGTTTATCCATTAAGTCAAATATACACAGAAGGAGGTTTATATGTTCATACAGGAAATTATTTTGGATTAAATTATACAGGTATTAGTGATTCTAACAGTACGTTAATTACAGGTGAAGGAATATTTACGTATCCAATAGTTAATTTATCATATTCTGATACTGGTATTATAACAGGAAACACAGCAACTATAGAAGATGGTTGTGCGTCATATGATACACCATATGATGAAACTTTAATTTCATTATATTATACTCAAATAGGTTTAACGGAAAGTCAAAGGGGAGGCACAACAAACTATACACCAGGTATGAATGTTGTTGCAACAAATACGTCGGATAGTGATGGGTACGCTTTACCAACTTCGTATAATGGTAAAACATTTCATAGAACAACAATATCGGGAAAATCAGAATTTGCAAATGGTATATTTTATATGGTACCAGGTTCACAAAGTAATGGAAGATTATTATCATTAATTAATGAATATTATAGAAGAAAACGTGTTGGTAAAATGTTTTGTGGTGGAATTGTTAATTATGGATATATAGATAACTGGTTATCTGGTTCATTATATTTTCCACAATTAAAAATAAAAAGAATTACACAGGCTATAACTCAAAAAAGTGAAGGCGCTGCAAGATATTGTAGGGGAGTTGCTAGATTAGTTGTGGGACAAGGTAGGTTATATTATAAATCAGCATCAACAACAAACGGTACCACATTTACAACGGGACAAATAAATAGACCAACAACATTTGTTGATTTAGGACCTAGAGATGAATTCATAAAAGAAATTTGTGTCGACCCAACATTAGACCCCAACTGTTCAGTTTCAAGATCTATAGGTCCAACATCATATCAAGATATAGGTGAATTATTAGCATTAATTATCAATTACAGAATGGATGTAACTAATGCTTCAGGCAATTTAGATACATTCTTCCAAAATAAAGGATTTAGTATTAATAATGGTATTAAAAATTTAAGTGGTATTTTAAATGGAGATATTTTACAATTACTTTCAATAAATAATGAAACTGGAATTGAAGGATTTGATTTACAAAATCCAAAATATTTAGGATATAATTACACAATTTTAGACCCCGAAGTATTTCCACAAGTTTTTAAAAATGGTAATCAAAATTTCGGACCGACACCTGTGACATTTGATTTAAATGAAGATGGAGAAAGAGTTCGAGCTTGTTTAAATGAAGTAGGTAGGTTAACTGAATCATCACAAAAAGTTCCTTTCTATTTATGGGATAAAAAAGGTACAGGGTTTGGTTCATATGATGACAATCAGTATAACCAAACTTGGGATTATGGTACAGTACAAACACAATCATTACAAGGTATGACATATGGATACACATTAACAGGTACTAATGATGATCCATCAGACAAATATTTGTTATTACCAATGACATATACTTTTAGTGGATTAACAATACCAAATCAAATTGCAGTAACAGGTATAACTCATGAATTTGATAGAGTTATAACTGGAACAACTAATGGTACCACAATACCAGTTGGAACTTTATTACACTCATATAATAATGAATACCCTGGTTTTACTGTATTATCCGTAACCGCAGGAACTTTAAATGAACCAACAGGCGGTGTATTATATACTAGAGTTGGTAATGCTGGAACTAATGGAATAACAGGTTGGGCATCTGGACCATGGGCATTAGGAGATTTTATAATTAGACCAACACAAGATTATTATGGAAGTAAACAAATACTTTCAACACCGTTCCAATTTTATTTTGGATTGATGGCCGGTAAAACTGGGCTTGATAAATTTATTGACCTATTTGGTCCAAAGGGAGCATTCCCATCTGCTGAATAATGGAAGAAAATAACGAAATATTACTACCGAGTAAAAAATATGCAAAGGCACCCGAAGCCGATTTAGATACTAAAGTAAATTTAGAGGCATCATTATCGGAAATGACATTGGGTGATAGAGATATTATATTGGATGTTAATAAACTTTTTAATACAGAAAGACAAAATAGTATTGACTACAAAATATTTGGTAAACTTAGAATGATTTTTCGAAATATGTATAGTGGTACATCTCAATATGATTATTTACAAGAGAATTTGTATTTGTATGGTGATGGTACTAATGGTGATTATACTGGATTTATACCATATGATGAATTTGCATTTTTAAGGAGAGATTTATATAAACAAGAAACTACATTTGATGGTACATTAGGAAATTATGTTCCAACAACTTCATATGTGGGACCAACTGGTCATACCAAAATCACTACAATGGAGGCACCATATCATAATTGGAATTTATACTTAACTTATGTTTATAGTGGTGATACTGGTCATACAATGACATATACATTATCAGGTGCAACATTACCAATTAGTTTTGTTGCTGGAAACGGTATTCCATTTAGGGTAGGTCAAAATGGTAATATATGGACTTTAACAAGTCCCGTTGAACATGGAATGAATCAAGGAGAATATATTATTTTATCAGGTACAGGAATGTCTAATAGTATTTTTTATATTAATTCTGTTGGTAACAATGTTTATGATTCTGAAAAATATGTAATTAATATTTTATCAAGTCAAATAAAAACAGGAATATCGTTTACATCTGGAAGTATATTATTGGGTAAAAGATGTTTAGATATTAATAATACTGGTACAACAACATCAACTTATTATGTTCATAAACATAAAACTTTAACAAGTGTTGATGATTATATAATGGATTATTCAGGTTTTGAATCTCCAATATTTGAAAATGAGAAAAAAATTATTTTTGAAAATAGTGCAGGTGCTAATGATTTAATTGTTGAAAGAAATAGACCTGAGTCATTATTATATGATTTTAAAGTTCCTTTAACATTGTCAGGAATTACAAATAATTTCAAATATACACCAACAGAAGTTTATGTTACAGCAATTTTTAGAAATGGTAATGGTTATTTTAATTACCCTCCTAAACACGGACATAAATTTAATTTTCACGATACTTGGATAGATAAACATTTTAGTGGTACTACAGCAAGTGAAACATCATTAACCGGAACACCGTTTACTGGAAATACAGGTGTATCAGGATTTACAAAAGGAAATGCTTTAAATGTTGGTACTGAAAATTTAACAGGTGCATTTGTTGAGTATAATAAAAAAGAATTAAAGGAAAGAATAATATGTGAAGCATTTCATCATATAACAATTCCTAAAAATATATTTGACCACGGGCAAGATGGTGATGTGCAAAATTTTAGTGGTGCAACTAGCGGTAATACTTTTGGTTTATTTTATCAACCTCATTATCGAATTAAATTAAGACAACTTTCACCATATGTTGAATCTGTCAACACATTAAACATGTTTAATTTACCTGAGAACAAAGTTTATGATGAAAAAGAAAAACTTTGGAAATTTAGAGACATATATGACCATGGTTATGTTGACGTAGATGGTAATGGAACAAATTTTCCATTTATAAATGGAAATCATTATGTAAGGGCTGATATTAATTTCTACTTAAGAAATGAAAGATATTATAATAATAAAGCAGATGGAATTATAAGTTTTAATGATACATATAATCCAAAAAATAATTCAAATACAATTTGTTAAATGAAAATAGTAAGAAGTAATAGTGATTTGAATTTTATTGTTAATACTGAAACAAATTTTTTTAGTGATTTAGGTTCAGAAGAAAACTTACAACAATTTGAAGGTGAGATTTTAAATGAAGTAATTAATCCATTAGAAAATTATGAAACAATTAGATTTATTCATAAACCATATACAGGTATAACATCAAATATTGGCGATACTCAATGTGATATATGGTTTTATTTTTATTTTTTAAGTGGAGGAACATATATTCAAGATTATTCACCTGTCGACATTACACCACAAGAAAATGAATTATTATTAAGACAGGCAACAGATAGTTTTTTTAGATTGGAATTTTATAAAACACCAATTTCAGGAAACACATATGAACCACCAACAAGAACAAATAGAAAATTAGTTTTTACAAAAAATTTATCAATTCCTTTAGGTGAAAAGTTTTATTATTCAACATTAAATGGTTATATACATATTCCAATCTTTACAGGTTCAAATTATAGAAATAAAGAAAATATGTATTTGTTTTGGTTTGAAGATGAAAGTGTATTAAGTGAGACAAATTTGAGTGGTACAACAACAGGTAATACTTTCTTTATGACTGCGAAATTTTATAATGCTAAAGATGGTAGTATTTTAGATTTTACAAATTCAGGTTTTAGTACAAATCATATAGTGTCAGAACAAAATGATATGTATTATCAAGTTGACATAGATAAATTTAATCACACATATGAAATTTTTAAATATACAGGTGGTACAACAACAAATAGATTTGGTGTAGTAAATGGGAACACAATAAATCCAATTAAATTTTATGAAAAAGGTGGAGGTAATGTTTCATTACCACCAACAACACCAACCACCACACCATCACCAACACCAACACCATCAAATGCACCATCATATGTTACACCAACAACAACTCCTACAACAACACCAACACCATCACCTGTTTATTATTGGTATGAATTAACAAGGTGTGATGATGGCACTACTAAATGTTATAGCGTACCTAAAACATCAGGTGCTATGATGCCAGGTAGAATATTTCATTCTGCAGGTGACCATTACTATGTAATTGGTTCATATTTTAATACAACAGGAGCTGACCCTGGTGTAGGTTCATGTTCAAATAAACTAGATGGTTCAATGATGCCTGTTGGATATACTTGTTATGATAGTCCTGAAACACCAATACCAACAGTTCATTATAGAACTGAATCATTCACGGCATTTTATTGGTCAGGAGTAACTACACCATATAATTCAAGTACGGCAACTAATATGTGTGGTAAATCACCATATCAATTTAATTTTAATATACAACGAATATTATATTTGGCATATGACCAAAATGGACTTGGTTTAGTTTCAGGTACAACATATAGTGTTTACACAAGTAATATTGATGGAACTGGTGTATGGAATACACAAAATCCAGATGGAAGTTATGGAGGTGGAGATAGATATTGGGGTATAATTGATTCAGGAAATACAGTTCAATATATTGTAAAAATATCAACTGGTGGTTCCATAACTGAATGGTATAGTAATTGTCCATAAAAATTAATTTAAATGAAAAGATATAATCATACCATAACACGACCAGAAATATTAACAGCATCATTGGTGTCATTAACAGGACATATATGGTATGATAATACAGGTAGTTTAATACCTTGGTTTTCAGGTTCGGTAAATTTATCTGCACCTGATACAGGTTCGATAGTTTATAACACAAATGTGACCGGTAGTTTGATTGAAGGTTATTATGAGTATAATGGAAATTCATGGGATGTAATTAATGGTGTACCATACAAAGACAATCGTATAGTAGTTCAATTAGATGCAAGTGCTTATGAGATGGGTCAAATGTATGAGTTTGATGGTGTGGTTGAACACAACACAATAGGTGTAAACTTTATGTATGAAGTATCATGTACAGAAACGGGAAGTACAATAACGGTATTTAACACAACAACAACTGACTTAGTAAAAATTGTTCAGGCAATTGGACCTGAAGTTAATGTATCACAAACCGCGGCAACAAGATTAGATACTCAAGCTTCAGAAAATATTAAAACAGAAGACCCACCAACAGGAATATATATTGTAATTGATGACCCACAAACAACAAACACAACACCATTTACAGTTATATGGTCTGATGGTGCAACACATGATATTGGATTAGATGGTGGAATTACAAGAACTTTTGCAACAACAGATGAACAAAATATCACAATTAGATTTACATCACCATATATGACAACACAAACAGTAAAATATGTTAATTGTTCACAAACTTTTTTAAGAATTGCAACAGAAAATCTACAAGATATAAAAGATGAAGATAATAATTACTTTAATCCTGAATAGAACAATAAAAACAGATATTTATTGATTAACGAATCGTCATGGCAGAAATTAAAATCAGTGAACTAACCCCATTTCCAAGTGGAGACCCATCGGGTACATATCTTGTTGTTGATAATAGTGGCCAAACTGCCACATATAAAATAAAAAGAGAAGACTTTTTAGGAACTTCACAATCATCTGGTACATCTGGTAGTTCAGGTACTTCAGGTATTGGTACACATGGTACATCTGGTACTTCAGGTAGTTCAGGTGTTGGTACACACGGTACGTCTGGTTCTTCAGGTTCATCAGGAGTTGGTACACACGGTACTTCAGGAACAAGTGGTAGAGATGGAAGTGCAGGTACAAGTGGAACATCTGGTTCTAACGGTTCAAGTGGAACATCTGGTTCTAATGGTTCAAGTGGTACTTCTGGTTCTAATGGTAGTTCAGGTACATCAGGTAGTGATGGTTCATCAGGTACAAGTGGAACATCTGGTTCTAACGGAAGTTCGGGAACCTCAGGTACAGATGGTAGTTCTGGAACTAGTGGTAGTGATGGTACAAGTGGTTCTGATGGTTCTTCAGGTACCAGTGGTTCAAATGGTTCAAATGGTACAGATGGTTCAAGTGGTACATCAGGTACTGATGGAACTAACGGTAGTGATGGTAGTTCTGGTACAAGTGGTACTGACGGAAGTTCAGGAACCTCTGGTACAGATGGTAGTTCTGGAACTAGCGGTAGTTCTGGTACAAGTGGTTCTGATGGTTCTTCAGGAACTAGTGGAACATCTGGTTCTGACGGAAGTTCTGGTACAGATGGTTCAAGTGGTACTTCTGGTTCTGATGGTTCTTCAGGAACTAGCGGTAGTGATGGTAGTTCTGGTACATCAGGTAGTGATGGTTCATCAGGGACTAGTGGAACATCTGGTTCTGATGGTTCTTCAGGAACTAGCGGTAGTGATGGTACTTCGGGTACTTCGGGTACTTCGGGAGATAGTTTATTTGCTCAAACTGGTTCATTTTGGGCAACAACAAATGATATTCAAATTACAGGTTCATTAAATGTTGATGGTATAATCACCGCAAAACAATTTGATGTTACATATATTTCTTCTTCAGTTTTATTTCAAGAAGGTTCTACAAAATTTGGTGATACGTTAAATGACACTCATGAATTCACAGGTTCAATTTACGTTTCAGGATTTACAAATAATTCAAATTCAGATGAAGTAGTTGTTTATAATACAACAACAGGAAGATTAGAGACAAGAACAAATGCGTCTTCTTCAGGTACTAGTGGAACTTCAGGAACATCTGGTTCTAACGGAAGTTCAGGTACATCAGGTAGTGATGGTTCATCAGG